CCCGTGGGGGTGGCGGTGTCCCACTTCTCACCCTGGAAGGCGAGCCCGTAGGGCGGGTCGGTGATGACGGCGTCGAAGTGGTCGGCGGGTAGGGTTCGCATGATGTCCCTGCAGTCGCCATGGTGCAGGGTGATACCGTCGTACAGGTCGATGCCGGTCACGCCGCGCCCCCGTTCGGGTCGGTGTTGTCGCCGTAGTCGAAGATGGGGGCCGTCTCGTCGATGATTTCGGCCTCGGCCACGGGTGCAGGTTCGGGCTGCGCGTGGTTGCTGTTGTAGATCGCGAGGAGCTCGGTGTGGAGCGTGGCGGCTTGCTCGTCGTTCAGGGCGGGCACGGCGACTAGCTGGCCGAGGCAACGCTTGCACAAGTCCTTATATGCAGCCTGTGTGAAGCTGAGGGTTTCGAGGCCCTTTGCGACGCTGGCCTGCGCGGGGGTGAGGGGCTTGTCGAGGGGCGCGGGCTGTGACGGGGCCGACGCGGGCTTCGCGGCTGGCTTCGCCTTCGCCGCCGTGGCAGGCTTGGTGGGGGCGTCGTCCACGATCTCAGCTTCGAGGACTTCGCCCGTGTCGGTGATCGTCGCCCCGAAGTCCTCGGGGCTGTAGATCATGCCCATGAGGGCTTCGGATGCGCCTTGACGGACGACCTCGGTGATCGCGCGCGCCCTGAGCATCTGGGTCGGGTATTGCGTCCAGGGGCCGCGCTGACCCCACAAGCCAGCCTTCACGGCCTTGTCCTTGTCCCAGGTGACGGTGAACTCGAACTTCTTGTCATCGGCGCGGATCAGTGTCGCGGTCACACTTTCGGGGCTGTTTTCGACGATGCGCAGGGTGTGCCCTGCGCGGCGGATCACCGCTGCCATGAGGTCCGAGGACAGTGTCGCCCTTCCGTTGATGACGGCGATTGATGCGAGGGCTTGGAGGGGTTCGAGGCCGAGGGCTGCGCCGGTTTCGGCGGCGACGAAGGCGTTCGCGGCGTTGCCCCTGTATGCGGTGGGCAGGATCGTCGAGGGGGCGAGCCTGGCAATGTAGTCGGCGCGCTCTTGCAGGCCGGCGGTGATGTAGGAGAAGCCGGGTGCCGGGGTGGGGGTGGGTTTCGTGGCGGCCTTGCCGCGAGGCTTAGAGATCTCGGTTGATGCCATGGTCGGTGGTCCTTTCAGTAGGAGAGGCCGATGGGGTATAGGCCCAGTCGTCTAGTTCGTTCTGCATGTCGTATGCGCAGTCCTCACATAGGTTGTGAGGGGGGGGCAGTTCGTCGCCGCAACGCCTGCAGGTGTTCATTCCGTGACCTTCCTACGTCGATTGGTGGCCTGCCTGCGCTTCGCTTCTTCCTGGTCCCAGGAGAGCCACACGAGATAGCCGCCCTGCCCGTCTGAGCGGGAGTCCACGACCCAGAAGGAGCCGCGCTTGTTGAGGTTCTGCGCGTAGGCTCGGATGGCGTCGACGCGGCGTCGGGGCCAGCCGCCGGTCTCACTGCCGTCGTTGGGGACGAGGAACGTTTCGCCGGGGTGGGTCTGGATATGGCGCCGTTCGGCGGGGGTGGTGATTCGCAGGAATAGGGGGGCGTGCGAGCCGATCTGCATCTTGCCTGGGATCTGCGCCTTGCGGATCGTCATGCCTGCTCGCCTCCCTGCTGTTCTTCGCGGCCCAGGAGGGCGGTGCCGAGGGCGATTCCGGCGGCGGTGGGGATGAGGGCGAGGACGCCGGCGGCGAGGTTGCGTTCGTAGCAGGCAAGCAGCATGGCGAGGACGCCGTAGGTAGCGGATGCGGCGGCGATCAGGTGGTAGATCGTTGCGGCGGGCTTGGAGTAAGCGGGTACGTATCGCATGGTTTTTGTCCTTTGGTTGATTAGAGGGGTGGTGGGGGCCGCCGGGCTGCCAGCGGGGCGGCCCCCACACGGGCAGGGGTTAGGCGGCGAGCGGCTCGGCGGGCACCGTTGCGGCGATCTGCCTTGCAATCGCTTCGCGCGCGTCGACTGCATTCACCGTCTCGTCTATTGCGGTGATGATCTTCGTCATCTGCGTGTGCTCTCTACTGAGCATTTTCTGTGCTGCGCGGATAGCCATTTCGTTGTGGAGGGCTTCGACCTTCTTGTGGTCGGCATCTGCACTGAGGCGTTCCTCCTTGAGGAAGGCGCGCAGCCAGCACAGGTCGTCGAGGGTGAGTTCAAGCGGGATTAGCTGGTCCTTGCTGTCGGTCATCGTCCGTTGCCTCCCAGGTAACGGCGGTTGATGACGTATCCGGCGGTGGCGAGGGCTGCGCCGATCAGGAAGGACGCGAGGGCAACGCTGATGCCGTCGAGGGTGGCGCCGGTCTTGGCGAGCTGAGCCGCCGGGGCCGGGGTGGGCTGCACGTCGGCCTTCGGTTCGGGCTTCGGGGTCGCGTGCGTGGGTGCGGGCACCGGCTCGGTCGTCACGCGCGGCTCGGGAGTGGGGTCAGGCGTCGCCGCGGGTTCATCCGAGGGCGTCGGCGCGGGGGCCGGGTTGGTGGGGGTCGGCTCAGGAGTCGGCTCCGTGGAAGGCGTCGGGGCCGGGGTGGGCTTCATGGTTCCGTCGCCGTCCGTGCCACCGCTGGCCTTGATCGTCGCGGTGGCCTCAAGGCTCTGACCGTTGATCGTCGCGCGGTTGGTGTAGGTCGTCTGGCCCTCGACGGGCTGCGTCGCCTCCGGGAAGGTCACGCACACGAGCGCGCCAGCCGGGGGCGTGAAGGTCAGCGTGTGCTTCGTGTCGTCCAGCTTGCCGTCCGTCCACGACGTCGTGTCCGGTGCCCACGTGGGGCCGGTCGAGCACTTCACCGCCGCGTGCAGGGCGTTGGTCTCATCCGTGATCGTGTACTCGGTGCCGGGGTCCACCTTCCACTGGATACCCCAGGAGATGGACCCATTGGCATCGGTCCACCCGTACTTCATGGTCTCGGGGCGCGCGTACTCGAAGTGCGCCGGGCCGGTGCAGTCGTTCGAGCAGGTGCCCGACCCGTCCTTATCGCCCCACACAAGCGTGCGGACGGTCTCACCATTCAGGGTGATCTGGGTGGACTCAGTGCCCACGGCCTTATCGGTGAGCTGCGCGCGGGCGTGGAACGTGCCGGACACGTCCTGCTTCGCCGCCCACGCTTCGGGCACGTCCGTCACCGTGCAGGTGAGCTGCGCCTGGTCGGCGGCGCACTCACCAATCCGGGTGCCGTCGTCGAGCGTGAACGGGAAGCCAGCCCTCCAGGCAAAGCCTCCGTCAACGCTGCCAACGGTGAGAGTCGAGCCGACCGTCAGGTGCGGGGTCTGCCAGGTGCCCTCAACGGTCACCTCGCTTGTGGTCTGGCGAGACGCACTGGTGGCCTTGGTGACCTGTGCGCTGATCGGCTCGGGCGTGGTGGGGGCCGCGAGCGCGGGGGCCGCGGCGGCTGCGACGGCGAGGCCTACGGTGAGGCCGAGGCCTGCGAGCGTGTACTTGGTGGTGTTCTTGGTGTTCATCGTTATTCAGTCCGTTTCGGTGTCGAGGGTGAGGTCAAGGGCGTTGATGCGGGCTTCCTGAATGAGGCGGCGGACGCGTTTGTCGGTGCAGGGGCGGGAGGGGTGCTTGATCCACCAGGTGGTGGAGTGGAGCCATTCGACGGTTGCGAGGGTCACTGGTGGGCCTCCTCGTCGGCTTCGGATTCAGCGGCGGCGGCCTGGTCGGCGTATTCGGTGAGGGACTTCTCGAAAAGTGCGTTCATGACTTCGTCGGGGTGGTTGGCGACCATGAGGCCGGCGATCATGAGGGCGCGGATGCAGTCGGGTGCGACGGCCCAGGCGAGGCGGTGGCGGACGCCGTGCCAGCCACGGTGCCCGAAGCGCAGGGCGTCGATGTCTCCCTGGTACTTGGCGGGGATCAGCATCTCGGTGGTCACTTGTCGGCCCCTTCCTGGTCGGCGTTGGTGAGGTCGATCAGGTTGCCGATCTCGTCGATGGTGAGGGTGAACGCGCCGATGATGTGGTCGCGGGCCTTGGGGTTGACGGCGGGCATGTCGAGCATCCTCATGGCGTCGAGGGTGCGGGCCTGTTCGCGGTGGAGGGCGGCGCGCACGAGGTGCGCCTGCCTTGGGGTTAGGGTGGTACCGTTGATCTGCACGATCTTGTCCTTTCCTGGGTCGTGCGTGGGTCTCGCGGGGTGGCAGCCTCGCGGGGCCCGTTCTTTTCTTGTTACGCGGCCCGTTGGGCTGCGCGTGTGGCGGCTGCCTTGCGGGCTGCCTGCGAGCGGTTGCTGCGCGGGGTGATCCTGCCTTCGCCGGGTTCGGCGGCGTGCCGGGCTTGGTAGGCCTGCAGGGCTTCGGCGGGGATGCGCCACCCGGCCCGGCCCTTCTCGTTCCACGCGGCGATCTGCCCGTCACGGATGCGACGACGAACGGCGGCGGGGGAGAGCCTGAGCATCTCGGCGGCCTCGGCGAGGGTGAGGATCTGAGTCACGCGGCCTCCTCGGTGCGGGCTTCTGCGTCTGCCATGAGGCGGCTCGGGGTCTCGTAGCCGAGGGCGGCGCTGATGGTGGCGATCTCGCCTAGCGTGAAGTCGCTCTCACCTGAGAGTTTGCGCGCAAGCGTTGTGCGCGAAAGTCCAACCTTCTTTGCGAACGCCCGAACCGAGCCGCCGTCATTGATGATTCGCAGTTTGAGCTCTGTTTGCAGCGCGTTCATTGTGTCCCTCCTTTCCGGGGTGGCCCATTTGTGGGCCGCATGTGAGTAACCATAGCGGCCCAGAAGTGGGCCAGTCAAGTCGAAACGCGAAAGTTCCTGACGCAATGCCCCTACCAGGTGGCCCGTTTCTGGTCCATAATTGGGCGCATGAGTGTCACAGCATTTGAGCCGCATGACTACGAGCAGGCCGTCGCAGCCGCCCTACGTGCCGAAATGGGCCGTCAAGACATATCGTTGCGCGCGCTTTCAACTCGGTCGGGAGTTTCGCGGTCACGGCTGATGCGAATTCTTGCTGAGGAGGGGCAGACCGCACCCATGACCGTCACAGTCCTAGAGGCGCTGTGCCGCGCGCTCGGCGTATCGATGACGCGTGTGCTCACTGATGCTGAAAACATGCTCACAACCGGGCGGGCATAAAGCAGACCCCACCAGGCAGGCGTCCTGGTGGGGTCACGCGCATTTAGAACGCCCGTGCGCGCGGGCAACCCAGGGGGCCGACCCTGGTTCAATATGTGTGCGCTTGAGGTGAGCATATCATGGCGGCCCACTAGTGGGCCATAAAAGACCGCCGCCCCTGCAATGACATTCCCGATCATGAGCAGAGGCGGCGGGGTTCGCGCGGATGTAGGCGGCGCGTGCGCCTGGGCCTCTCGCGTCGGGGCGCGGTTTACCCAAGAGAGAACCGCCCAGCTACCCGAAGATGCCGAGCGATCGGTTACGCCCATTCTACCAGTGGCCGCCCACATCTGCGTCCAGGCCGTGCCGCCGATATGAGAAGTCCCCACACGGAACCCGGTCGGGAAGTGTGGGGATACTGCCCCTAGTTTACCTCGCGGCGGGCACATCTGCGTCCTCACACGGGGGGCGCGCGAGAGGCAAGGTGTCAAGACGATAGCCCGCGAGCGCGAGGCTACGCGACCCCGATTTTAGGTGCGTGTCACGTGACACGCGCACAACGTCACGCAACGGTGTTTTACGCCTATTCAAGGCCAGTCAGAAAAACCGACTTTGCATTGCAAAATCAAGACCTTTCCCCACCGTCGCACCGCAAACCCAAAAACACCCTGTGCAGAGACATGGTCCCCACACCCTCACAACAAAAACCGCACTATTCTGCGGTAAAGTGGGGATGTGGGGGCCGCGTGACACGCGCGCGTGACACACATGCTAATCAATCGGAGTACAATCAAGACCAAGCAAGACACGCAAAGATCAAGCAAGGCGGCGCAACATGGCATCTGTCAAGGCGGTAACGCACCGTGACGGCACCGTCGTGTACCGGGTCCGATACCGCGCGGGAGGCCGAAACCCAGTCGTGGAAACCTTCTATGATGCCGCGAGCGCCCAGCGCTTCGCCGACCTCGTCGATCGCATCGGCGGGGCAGCCGCCCGCGAGCTGCGCAGCCTCGACGACCTGGCCGCCGCCGACACGCCCACCGTCGCCGCGGCGCTCGAACACCACCTCGAAGCCCTAGCCGCGTCCGCTACGCCTGGCACGATCAGTCGATACCGTCAGATCGTGCGCGACCGCATCGAACCCCACCTCGGCCTAATCCCCGTTGACATGCTCACCCGTCACACGGTCACGAAGTGGGTCGCCGACATTCGCCACACGCCCGTCACGCGCGGGGCCACCGCCGGGCGGCCCCCGTCAGCAAAGACAATCCGCAACGCCCAAGCCCTCCTCAGTGCGGCCCTGCAACGCCTTGTCAACGAGGATGTGATTCCCCGCAACGTTGCGAAGGCCGTCCCCCTCCCTAAGGACGCGACCGTTCGTGAGATGAGGTTCCTCACCCCCGACGAGTTCGCGCGCCTCCACGCACAGATCCCCGCCGATTACCAGCCGTTCGTCGCTGCCATGTATGGCCTCGGCCTACGCTTCGGCGAGGCAACCGCCCTCACGGTCGCCGACATCGACCTCGACGTCGCCCAACCAGTCGTGCGAGTGAATAAGGCCTGGAAGGTTGGCGAACACGGGTCCCGCTATCTAGGGGCCCCGAAAACCAAGCGCGGGCGGCGAACAGTCACCATCCCCGCGCCCCTGGTCCCTGAGCTGCGCGGCGCGCTCGCGGGTAAGGCGGCGGATGAGCTGGTATTCACGGCGCGCAGGGGCGGGCCGATCACGTCGGCGCCGTTCCATAATCACATCTGGCGGCCTGCGTGTGATGCGGCTGGGTTGTCGCCGCGGCCGCGCGTGCATGATCTGCGTCATTCGCACGCGTCGGCGCTGATCGCTGCCGGCGTGCCTCTGCCTGTGGTGCAGCGCCGCATGGGCCACGAGTCGATTCAAATGACGGTTGACGTGTATGGGCATCTAGCGCCCGATGCCTACGCGGGCGCTGCTGAGGCTATGAGCGTGGCCATGGGAGGGGTTGCGCCTCAACTCGGCATGTGATACACAGCTCCCTGATGTAGCTTGCGTGATACATTGTGCGCGGGCTATAGTTATTACATCGGGAGGGACAAGCCCCCCGAACCTCAAAGAAGGAGAAAAACATGGACATGCACGCCGCAACCTGGACCAAGGCAGAGCGTTTCGACGGCGACGGCGCCCTCGTTGCGGCCGACCTTGACAACGGCGCCCGCGCCGTCATCTACGGCGAATACCAGGACGAGATCAAGATCAGCCTCCTGATCTTCGACGGCGCCCTGCCGGGCGGGAGCGCCTCGACCGAGCGTACCGCGGAATGGCACCTGGTCGAGCGGTACATCCCCCGCGTTGAGTGGCCCGCCGAAATCTGGGGTGGCTACCGTGGCCGCGGCGAACGCACCCCCGCTCCCGAGGTCGCCGACGCCGTCGCCCAGTACGTCGCCGAGACGAACGCCTGGCTGGCCGAGGGCTGACCAACACCCAAGGCCCCCGCGACCGAAACCGACGGCGCGGGGGCCAACCCATAGGAGGAGAATTGACCGAACCGATCACCCCCGCCGGCCTTCGATGCCGCCGCAAGGCCCTCGGGCTCACACGCGCCGAACTTGGCGATCTCATTGAAGCGCCCGAAAGCGCGATCCGCTCGTGGGAGATCGGAAAGGGCGCGCCCCGCGATCCGATCAGTGTTCACATGCTGCTCGGGAACCTCGAGGACGCGGCCCTCGACTGCGTCGATGACCTAACGGCCCCCGCTGACGACGAGATCGAGGACGTGCGCGCGATTCCCGTCGCCCTCTTCTCCTACGTCGATCAAGCCGCGTACGAACAAGGCTGCGAGTGGGCCGCCCGGCTCCCCTTGTCCACGTACCAGGCGTGCGTCGGGCGCGCCTTCGCCTTCCTGGCCGACCAGGACATCCCCGTCGAAATCATTACCCGCACAAGCTAAGGAGCTCCGATGACCCACGAATACCTGGGTGCCGCCGACTTCGCCGCCCGCGCCGGCCTGGCCGTCGCCACGATCCGCTCCTATATGCGCAAGGGCCTAACGCCGCCCGCTGACGTGCAGATCAGCACCCCGAACGGGCCCCTGCGCGGCTGGTCCGCCGATACAATCGACGCATGGCTGGCCTCGCGGCCTGGTCAGGGCGCCCGAACCGATCTACACAAGTAGCGCACATCACATTCAATCCCGCTTGCACTATACGCCGTGCGCAATGTATAGTTGAGTCATCGGGAGGGACAAGCCCCCCGAACCTCAAAGAAGGAGAAAAACATGGACATGCACGCCGCAACCCAGGCGTTCAACGAAGCTGCCACAAAGGCATGGACCAACTGCGACATCGTCGGTGTCCCCGGCTGCCCCGGCTTTACGTTTGCCGGCCCGGCCTGCCCCACAGAGGGGTTCTTCGTAGCTATCGCCTACAACGGACGCGAGATCGCCCGCGTTGACGGCGACGGCCTCGACCCGATGACGGCACACTTCTACCCGACCCCGCGTGAGGTTGTCGCGCTCGCCGACTTCAAGCACGTTATCAAGATGATTCGCCAGGGTTTCCTTCTCCCCCTTGACTCCGATTTCAACTACTGGCTCGCAAACAGTGACAGCTCTAGCTACCACTGGGAGTTCGACTCAGGAATCGGTGTTGTGTCTCCCGCCGAGGCCTGACAACAAGGGAAAGCCCCCACCGCCCAGAAACGGGTCGGTGGGGGCTTTGCGTGATGCGGGGGCTTAGGGGTGGACGGTGGTCGGCCAGGAGGCCATGAGGCCGCCCGCGCCCTTCCCGAGCGCGGTCTGCGCCTGCCCCGCGTTCGTGATGATGTGCGCAATTGTGGGCTTTCCGGTCGCGGTGAGTTGCTGCCACGCGGCGGCGGGCGCGTTCCATTCGAGGCCGAGCACGTCCCAGCGGGAGGTATCGGCGGTGGCGAGCTCGTTTGGGTACATCATGCACATGGTGCGGTATCCGCGTGCCTTGGCGCGGTCCACGGACCCGGCGTTGACAAAGTGCTTCCACAGCACCCGGCGTTCGGGGTGGCCGTTGAAAGCGTCATCGAGCAGATCGTACAGGTCCAGTTCGGCCTGTAGGTCAGAGCTGTTCGCGTCCTGCTTCGATGAGGTCACCTTGTGGTCAATGGCGAGGACGACGTCGTCGGGGATCTGCTCGAGTAGGTCGGTGAACCTCATGAGCGGCCCCGACGCTTGTCGCAGGGTTTTCAGCGTGTCCCACGGCGTGGACCAGATCGGTAGCTTCGTGCCGGGCACGACGCGCTCCGTCGTCCAGTCGTGAATCATCACGTATTCGCCAGACGCGCACCGGCGTAGGGAGATTTCGAGCGCCTTGAAGCCAGCGCGCAGGGACGCGTCGAGGCCCGCCTGCGTGAATTCCGGGTACTCGGTGCCCCCGAGGCGGTGACTGATGTAGAAGGGCCGCTTCGCTAGGAACTCAGCGACCAGGTCACGAGAGGCGCCCGCCGGGGTTGCGGTACGTGGTCGCAGGGGGATGTCGCCGCCTTCGCGTCGGCGGCGGTACAGGCGGCCCGTCACGTCCCCACCGTCACGACGACGCACGCGCAGCACGCGGCCCACCGGGACGTTTTCGACGGCGTCACGCATTGGGCACCACCACCTGGACGCCCGCGCCGTTCGAGGTCTGCGTGTTCGGGTAGGTGACCGTGAGGTCGCCCGCCTGTGCGGTGCGGCGCGCCACGAGCACGGTCTGCAGGTTGCTGCCTTCCTGGGTGGCGAACTCAAGGCGATCCCACCCCGTGTTGATGGTGACCTGGTCGGCGGTTTCCGGCGCCGTCGTGCGCTCAAACGCGAACCCGAGCGTCAGGCCGGTCGTCGTGGGAACCTCGGGGGCCGTGCAGGTGCCCGTCTCAGTGGGTTCGGCCTGGCGCTTCTTGACCTGGCCGACAACGGGGGTGCCGCCGCCGCGGGTGTTGACGGCTGCCCAGGCGGCCTCGACGGGATGCGACGTGCGCACCGTCAGCTCGGGGGCCCAGGGGCCGACGGCCACCGTGAACCTCATGGTGCCGATCCAGTAGGGCTCGACGAGTGTCTCAAACCCGGCGGGGAAGGCGAATGACTGGCCGTTGACTGCCTTGGTGTTGACTGCGACGATCGCGCGATCGCCCGCCTGGCCCGCTGTCTTGATGGCGATCGTGTCGCCGATGTGCTGCCCGGCTGCGTGGCTAACCAGTGTCGGGCCCGCCGCGGGGTTCGGGCGGGTCTCTCCATGGTCGTCATGTCCCGGCGCGTCTGCCTGCTCGGTGAGCAGATAAACCGTGCCATCGGGGAGGGCTTCGGCTTCGGCGCGGGTGTTCACGATCTTGATGTCTGCGAGTGTCAGGGGCTTGCCCTGCTCGTCGACGAGGGGCGTCCCGCCGGGGCCGGGGGTTGGGGTGTCGGGCGTGACGGGCTGGGCGGTGAGGAGGTCGCCGAGCGTCATGGTCTGCCCGTCAGTGAGGGTCACGTCGCGTTCGGCGAGGAGACCTGTCGGGGAGGCGACGGACACGACGTAGCGGCCAGGCCGTAGTTCGGCGGTGACGTGCCCGTCGTCGCCCTCGCTGGTGACCGAGCCGGGGACGATGAGATCACCGTCAGGCGTGCGCGTGGGATTGGGGTTCGGGGTAGCGGTGATCGTGACGGTGACGGGCTGGCCGGTTGGCGACTTAACGCGGCCCTTGATGGTGGCAGTCATTGGTGGTCCTCACTGTGTAGCTGGGCGGTGCAGGGGGGTGCCCCGCCGCCCACGCCGCGAGCCTCGGGGGTCGTCGCGGCGCGGGGGCGGGTTACTTGGTGTCGCGGGCTTCTAGCGCCTCGATGCGGTCATAGATCGACTTATGCGTGTCGTGCGCGTGCGCGTCGATCAGGCGAGTCGCCGATTCGCGGGCGGTGCGTTCGTCGTGGATCTCCGCTGACATGCGGGCGCCGCGCTCATCGATGCGGTCGATGCGGGCCTTCAAGTCCGACAGGCTTTCGCCGTGGCTGTCGAGCGTGGACGCGACGCGGTCGACCGCTTCACTGACGGCCTTCACCGTGTCGCGCACGGTGTCGAGGTCGTCCCTGATGTTGGTGCTGTGGTCGTTGCTGACCTGAGCGTCGGCGGACTGGGCGGCGGCCTTCGCCTCCTCAGCGGCGCGGGTCGCCCGTTGTAGGTGCGACTCCATGCTGGTTTTCAGGCGTGCAAAGCCGACGGCGGCGGCGCCGCCCAGACCGGCGATCAGGACGGCGACCAGCCCGTTCAACGCCTCGATGACCTTAGGGTCGGTGAGGATACTGGTCACTGGGCACGGTCACCGCCCGAACCACGGTCCGCGTCGCGGGCGGCCAGCCAGGCGTTCAGGTCGGAATACTTGCGCACTTCCTCGACGGTTTCGCCGCCGGGGGTCAGGGCGCCCGCCCAGTCAATCAGGGACACGCCGTTGATCTTGATGCCCGAGAGCACCTGGAACACGGACCACGCGACGCCCAGGAACACGGACGCCTGCGCGAGGAAAAGCTGCCAGGTCGCCGGGTAGGAGCCCGAGACCCAGACGGCGAGAGAGACGACGACGGCGACGCCCGCGAGCAGAACCTTACGGCGGGCGGGTGTCCAGTACGGGCGGTCGAGCGCCGCCTGCACGACAGGCCAGATCAGGCCGACAACGACCGTCACCAGGAACGGATCGGCCTGCAAGCCGAGGAGGAGATTGTTCACGTCAGTTTCCCTTCTCCGCGCCCGCGAGCGCGGTGTTAATCGCGGTGTTTGTGGTGGGGCCGTAGATTTCGTCGTCGTCCACGCCGACGGCGCGCTGGAGGTCGCCGACGACGCGGTCGTGCGCCTCGTCCGATGCGTCTCCCCAGATGCCGTCCGCCTCCGTGCCGATGACGGACTGGACGTACTCCACGCCGAAGGGGAACTGGCGGCCTCCCCAGGAGCTTGCGGCGACCACGGCATAGATGCGCTTGGTGGTGTCGGGGCCGATGATGTTGTCGGTGGTTGCGCCGACCGCAGCCTGCAGCGCCGTGACATCGGTGTAACCGGAGGCGGTGGGCGCTTCGCCGTAGTGCGGTCGGATGATGGCGCAGACCGAGTCCCAGCCTCGGGTGCGGCGCCACACGCCGCCGCCGTTCGACTGCGAGCCCGCTGCGCCCGAGCTGGTGTTGAATTCGATGGTCTGCAGCCATCCGCCGTAGTTGGCTTCGACGATGCCGACGTGGTCGGCGATTCCGTCGTCGTCCCAGTCGAAGCAGACCAGGTCGCCGGGCGCGGCCTGAGTCATCGGGGAGACGAGTCGGCCTTCGCGGGCGGCGGCGTTGATGCCGTAGGGGACGTAAGCGAAGTCGCCGCCGGGTAGGACGGACTGTTTCTCTTCGTCGGTCGCGCACCAGGACGCGCCCATAGCGCAGAAAGGCACGCCCGACGTTCCGTAGTAGGCGCCGTGCTTCTGGGCATACCAACGTCCGTACTTCGAGCCTTCCTCGGGGTCGTCCCATCGGGTGTAGCCGATTTCGCCCGCTGCCCAGGCGAGGACGTTCTGTGCGGTCATGCTCATCGGTCGGCCTCCGTCTGCTCGTAGGGGATGAAGATCGGGTCGACGACGTCGGGCGGCGTGTCCGTCGCGGGCGTCATCGATGCCATAAGCTGCTCGATGGTCGGTTCCATGTGTTTCTCCTCTTCGGGTATGGGAAAGCCCTCGGACGGGCGTGTCCGAGGGCCTGAAGAATTGGTGTCTGTCAGTAGCCGGTGGCGTGGAAAGTGAAGCTCACGGCGGTGGCCACGTCACGATCAGGGAAGGTCAAACGGAACCCGGTCGCGTTGACGATGTCGACCGCCCAGCGGGTCGGGACGTGCGCGTTAACGTCCGCGTTCACCTGCCCGTACGCGAACGTGACGCCCACGTGGACACAGTCATCAGGGAAACTAACCGGGAAGTTGATAAACGGGGTGACGCAACGCTTCGCGCCGGCGACGCCCTCGTACTGCGCGAACCCAGTCCAGCGCCCATGCTGCTCCACGCGCGGCGCCTGGGCGGGGACCGACGCCTTCGCGCCGACAACCCAGTTACCCGCGGCGGCCCCGTACGTGATGACAGGGGTCAGGCGCGTGAGTTCCCACTGGCCGCGCTGATTCTTCCTGCCCTCGCACTTGTGGACATGATTTGACATGTCAAAGTAGATCGGGCGCGCCTGCGTAGGCGGCTGTCCCGCGCGTGCGGCGGCGTTGCAGATGTTCACCGCCTCGTCGTAGGTATCGACGTGGTTGATGTGGCTGATCGATCCGGCGGTCTTTGGCCAGGTGGCGAGGATGTCCTCGCCGGCCTCGGGCACACGGACACGGTTCCAGTTTTCGACGGTCACGGTGGTTCCCCTTACTGTCGCAGGTAGGTGGCGGCGAATCTGTAGTCCTTCAAAGTGGCGTAGGACTTTTGTGTTGATTGCAGGGCGATTCCGAGGCGCTCGCCCTCAGCGCAGCGGATCATGCCTGACGTGCGGATCGTCATGTACTGGCCGGGGCCGGCGGACCCGTACGCGTAGACAGATCCGAACGCTGAGGTCGGGGAATAGACAGCGCCCCTTGCGGCGTTCGTGACCGCGAGCAGCACTGTTCCGTCCCACCCGTAGGACTTGACCGCCGCCCACGCCTCGACCTGATACACGCCGGCTTTCGGGACCGTGACGGTCTGCCCACCGTCCGACGACTTCCAGGTGCCGCCGGTCTCTACGAGCTTCCGCCCGCCCGTTAGGAGCTGTAGGCGGTTCCACACGTCATTGTTGAACACCGTGGACGTGACCTCGCCCGACGCCCAGCACAAGGCCGGCTTGTCCGCGAGCGCATCCCAAGGCACTTCAGTTACCAGGGTCCGGCGCCCGTTGAGGGTCTGCCAGTAGGCGAGGCCGGTCGGGGTGAGCGCCGCGTCATTGCCCTTGCCGTCTGCGAGCTGAATCTGCACGGCTTGATTGGTGCGGGTCATGCTTATACGCGACGGTGCGGGGTCTGAGTACGCCTCGGTCCAGTTCGTGAGGGTGAGGCGGATCGGCCAGTGGCGGCCAGCCGAGGGCACGGTGAGCGGCCAGGTGGCGGTGACCCTGATCTGGCGGTCGTCGGTGGCCTCGAGGTCGCCGACGTTCAGGGTGAGCGTGCGCGTTGTGGCCTGGCTGGTCGAGGTGGCGCTGACGGCGGGGTCACCGCCGATCAGGTAGGTCGCCGTGACGGTCGCGCCGGCGGGGGCAGTCAGGGTGAGGGTCACGCGCAGGTCGCGCACGGCTTTGCCGGTGGTGGGTGTCTGGTAGGTTTCGACGTGTTCGGGCCCCCATGTGGGCTGGGCGATCTCAAAAACCGGGTGCCCGCCTTGCCAGCGGGCGGTGGTCGCGGGGTTCTGGCCGTTCGGGGCCCCTTGGGTGAATGCGGCGCGCCAGAGCATGAGTTGGTCGCCGCGTTGGGTGCGGGCGGTGCCGACGCCGCCGAGCACGAACTCAGAGCCGCGCAGTTGTGCGCCGCTAATCCACTTGCCGGTGATCCGGTCTGCGATCAGCTCGCCGGGAATGACGGCGTTTTCGGCGCGGATCTTGTCGACGACCGTGAGGGTGTCGAAAGCGGCGAGCTTGCTGTAGAGCGCTTCGGATGCGACGATTTCGCGGGCGGTGACAGTGCCGGCCTTGATGCGGGAACCGTCGATAGGGCCGGTGGAGGCTTCGGCGATCTTGCGGGTGAGGTCGTCGCGGGTTTCCTCGATGGCGGCCTGCGCACCCTGCAGGGCGGCGGACGCCTGGTTCGCGGCGTCGCGGGCGGCCTTCGCGGCCTCGCCCACGGGCACCGTCACAACGCCGGTCGGAGCGGTGACGGTGGGCGCGTGGGCAAGGGTGGCTACCCCGGTGGTGTCGCGGTCGAGGCGGACGGGCGCGCCCTGCCAGGTGATGCCAGCCGTCGAGGGCACGACAACGCTGGTGCCGGGCGGGGCGCCGTGGGGGGTGACCTCGACGAGGCCGGCGCCCTGGTCGACGATGCCCGTCACTGTGCCCTGCACGGGCCCCGTGTGCGGTGCGGGGCCGCGCTGTGGGGTAAGGTCAAGCCAATCAGAGAGGCTATCGAGCTGAGACACTTGCATATACCTCCAAGTCAACGCGCATTTGCGCGTCAGAATCGGCCAGATCGATGGAATAGCCGGTGACGGTGCCGGTCACAACCTCCTCGCCCGTCTCGACTGAGATCGTGTCCCACAACTCAATGCGCGGGTCAGATGCGAGGGCCAGGCTGCGCGTGCCCCTGGCGGCGAGGGCCTTCGCCCTGTACGTTTCCGCGGCCTGCTGAACCGTGCCCTGCAGGTCGGTCATCTGCATTTCGCTGCGCTCGGTGACCACGCCGTACACGGCGGGCTGGTAGGGCGCGTCGTACAGTGTCGCTATGCCGTCGTAGTGTGGGGCGTCGCCGCCGCCTTCAGGGGTTTCACCGGTCGTGCCAACGAACCAACGGTTCGGGCGGCGCTCACTGCTCTTGCGTGCGGCCTCAATGAGGAGATCCCGCCCCGTGTAGGTCTCAGACGCGACCCCTGTCGTGTGTTTCCACACGTGCAGGGCACCGTCAGGGCGCACCGTCCAGGCGAGCCCGTACGCGTCCGCAAGTTTCCCCATGGCCTCCGTGCGGGACGTGCCCCACTCGAACGTTCTGGGTATCGCCTGGTCGCCGTCATCCACGATCACCTGCAGGCCCCCCTCGTCGGGGGCACCTGCGAGGCGCTGAAACTCAGACGAGACGGTCGCGCCGCCGGGCGGGGACGACGGCCAATCCATCGGGTTCTTCTCGCACCGCTGCAGGAGATCGTACGCGGTGACGGATACACCACCGGCGCTGGTTTCTTCCCACGCGTCGATCTGGTAGATACCGACCGTAACGCGGGTAGTCACACCCCCCGTGGTGATCGTCTGTTCCACGCGGAGCCGCTGCCCGAAGTTATTCAACGGATCAGCGGGGTCACGAGGCACCCACCCATGAGGGGCCTCGAGTGTAAGGCGCTCGCGGGGCGTGCGGTCCGTCGACGCTTCGAGCTGCGCGCTGACGACGGGGATGTCGTCGGCCAGGATGCGGCCGGCAAGGACCGATGTGACAGAAACGTCGATGGTGGTCGGGGCGGCGAGCGCCGCTGCGTTCGGCCCGCCCCTCATGGCATCCCCGCGTATTCGCGCAGGAGGTCCACGTAGGAGCGGCCTCGCCACTTAGAGCGCGCGTCCCACGCGCCCCACGTGACCACGGGGATAGTGCCGACCAGGGCGCGGGCCTCGTCCATGTCGATCTGACGGTAGTCGAGGGTCCATTGGCGGCGGACCCGGTCTCGGCGGCCCGTCCGCTGGCTGGTTGCGTGCGTGATGGCGAGGACGCGGACGGCGGGGATGTCGCAGTCCTGCAGGTCGCAGGAGTCGTGTGAGTGAATGGCGATCACGGGCTGGCGGGCTTCGAGGATGCGTTCGAGGCGCGCGCTTTCCTCAGCGTAGGCGAGGAGTTCGAGCCGCCCGGTGTAGGCGGCGGCGACGCCCGCCCAGCGGATGACGGGGGTGCGGCGGGCGTTGATGTCCGTCGCGGTCGCACGCGTGTCGTAATCGCGCGCGTCGTCCCCGATGTAGGAGACGACGGCCCGCTGACGCGAGTCAAGGCTGGTAATCACGTAGCCTTCGCCGCGGCGTGTGAGCGTGAACCGCTGCCTCCCCACCGTGTAGGTCGTCGCCACGCCTGGCGGCGCGAGCGGGTCGCACACGGACACGGCGGCGCGGCCCGCCTCGGCGGGGAGGATGACGCGGTTGCCGTCGCTCACTGCGAGGGCAGCGTCCGCGCCGTCCAGGTAGAAACAGGGCAGCCCCGTCTCACGGTGTATCCATGCCTTGATTGTCACTGTACGCTCCTCACGACCTTGACGGCTTCGGTTCGCGCGAACGCGCGCGCCTGCTCACCCGTCCAGGGGTTGGTGACAACCGCCGTGACGTGGACGTTCGCCGCCCCTGCGCCCGTCGCGTTGCCTCCCACGCCGCCGGTCGCGTACGGCGTCGCATGGCCGGGGATGTAGGTGCCGCCGAAGATATCGGCGATCTGCCCGAGGATGGCCTCGCTGCGCTTGCGCTTGGACTTGGCGAGCGGGATGTACCCTTCGCCGCCGGTTTCGGGCTCGGCCCAGACGCGCCAGGCGCCCGCCGGGGCGATCTGTGCGACGTGGCGTTCACGGTGGAAACCGCCGCCCGCGTAGAAGGACAGGACGGACCCGTCGGCTTGCGCAGATGGGCCGCCCGACTGGCTGTACTGGCCGACGATGTTCACGTACCAGGTTTGCCCATTCCACGCGGCCTTGATGCCTTCCATCTTGCCGCTGACGTAATCGTTAGCGTTGATGTTGACATACGGGCTGTAGCCGTCGATTGCGGCCTTGATGATTTCGAGCTTCGCGTTCGCCTGCTCGTTGTTTCCATCGATGGTGACCGTGCCCGTCGCGGCGTCCACCTGGCCGACCGACGCGGCCAGCTGCGCGATAGCTGGGTCGCTGTTCGCGTCAATCGTGATCGTGCCGTCCTGGTTCTTCGCGTAACCGAGCGTCTCTAGGATCGTCGTAATAGCGGAATCGTTGACGGCGTTGATCGTGATCGTGCCGCCGTTCTGGGCCTGCACGTAGGCGATAAACGCGTCAACGGACGCGTTCGCCGCCTGTGTCTCAGCGGTCACGTGAGACTCGATGTTCGTCGGGATCAGGTTCAGCTGATCGGCGAGGTTCGCGGCGTCCTCAGCGGACAAGCCCATGGCCTGCGCAACACTGATGAAGTTGTCGCGGGTCAACTGCATGGCGGCCTGCATATCCTCCATGGTGGCGCCGTTTTTCTCCATGGATTCGACGAGCTCCCATCCGCTCTTGGCGAGGTCGTCGAGCGCGGCCTGATTGGCGCGGCCCGCCGCCGTCGTGATGTCGAGCGTCTGGCCGTTTTTTTCCACGGCGGCGTTCGCCGCGTCAATCGCGTCATACAGGCCACGCCAGGAACCGCGCTCCCCCAAGATGATGTCCTGCAGGGTCTTCTGAGCATCGATCAGGTCGTGCGTCGCCTTGGCCTGGTCCTCCATGGCCTTCGCGGCCTGGTTCGCGGCGCCGGCGAGCTTGTCCTGAGCCGACGCGTTAGCCACGCCAGCACGCGCGGCCTGGTCGTTCATCTCAGCGGCCTTGCCCATGGCGGCCTGGGTCTCGTCCAGGGCTTGACGCGCGTCGTGTTCGGCGTCGGCTATCTCTTTGCCCCATGAGCTCAGGCCGGGGCCCCGGTCGTTCGTCTTGCGAACGTTGTCTAGGAGGGCGCGGACGCGGGCGTTGGCTTCCTCAGATCCCATGGCGGCGTCGACGTAGTCGTTTATGTCGCCGCCGAGTTTCTCGAAAGCCGAGGCGCCTGACATGTGGCCGCCCCAAAATGTCTTGGTTTCTTCGTTCAGGCGTTTCAGGGCGGCGCCGCGCGTCGCGCCGGTAGCCGCGTTCGACACGGCGTCCAGGGTTTCGGCGAACTCTTGGGCCATGGCAGTTGCGCGGGCCTGCTTCGCCTGGTAGTCGGACAGGGCGCTGGTGAGCGCTCCGAGTGCGACGGTCGCGGCCAGGCCCCAGGGGCCACCGAACGCGCCCATGAGGGCAGATCCGGCGCCCTTTGCGGCGCGTCCGATACCAGACATAGCGGGGCCGGCGGCCTGCGCGAGCGCGCTGATGTTCGACACGCCGTTCGCGCGTGCGGTAACCCACGCATTGCCGAAGCCACTGATGGCGCCGCGAGCGTCCGACAAACCACCGCGCATAGCCTCAAACCCGCTGCCAATGCGGGTGATGAATGGGATCGAGCCGTTCAGGGACGACAAAGCCGTGCGAACGTCGGTGATCGTCGTAAAGATCTTCATGCCTGCGCCCGCTGTAAGCGTCGCGGCGGACGTGAAGGCGACGAGGCCGAGCGCGCCCTGCTGCACGGGGGCAGGAAGGGCACTGAAAGCGTTGACGGCCTGCTCAGCAAACTGGACGAGCGTACGCAGGAAGTCATTAGCGCCCGAACCGCTCTTGATAAACAGGGTCTCGAACGAGCCGCCGAGCTTCTCGAGGTCGCCGTTGAGGTTGTCCATGCGAGCCTCGGCGGTTTCCGCCGCATAGCCCGCATCGTTGACCTTGTCGATCCAATCCTGGATGCCCTGGGCGCCCTGCTCGTACAGGATCGACGCAGACCGGATCGCGTCGTCGCCGAACATCGTTTTGAGGGCGGCCTGGCGGTCCTCGGCGGTGAGCTTTGACAGGCTGTCGTGGAGCTGCCCCGCGTAGTTGGCGAGGCCGACGAACTGCCCCTGCGCGTCGTACGCACTAATGCCGAGCTCTTCCATGGTCTTCGCGGCCTGCTTAGACTGTGGGGTCATGCGCAGGAGCATTGTCTTAAACGAGGTGCCAGCGTCCGAGCCGATGTTTCCGGCGGCGGCGAACGCCGCGAGCGCGCCCGTGGTTTCTTCGATGCTGAGGCCGGTCTGGGAGGCGACGAGGCCAGACTGCTTGAGGGCCGCGCCGAGGTCGCTCACGTCGCCCATGGCCTTGCCTGCGCCGGCGGCGAGGAGATCGGCGACGTGGCCGACGTCGGAGCCTGAGAGCTTGAACTGGGTAAGGGCGATTGATGCGATTCCGGCGGCGTCGGCGACCCCCATGCCGCCGGCGGCGGCCAGGTCGAGCGACCCCTTGAGGCCACCGTTCAGGATGTCAGCGGTCGAAACGCCGGCCTTGGCGAGCTCTTCGATTGCGCCGGCGGCTTCGGATGCGCTGAACGCCGTGTCCGCGCCCGCCTGAATCGCCGCCTCCCTGAGGAGGTCCATGTTCTCAGCGGACTCGTGCGTGGCCGCCTGCACGTTGCTCATGGCCTGGTCAAAGTCCGCGAAGCTCTTGACAACGTAGCCGGCGGCGGCCGCCGCGGCGACACCGTACCCAACCATGGCGGTCGAGGCGGTGTCCCAGGCGGCGCGCTGCAACTGGGCGGACTGGGCGAGGCGGCCCATGGTGGTCTCGGCCGTCTTGCCGGTGGGGTCGCCCTTCGCTGCGAGCTGGTCGAGGCTCGTCGCCGCGCTCTTGATCTGGCGGTTGAAGTCGGCGACGTTTGCGCGAAGTGTGACCTTAATTGACCGTTCAGTCATTGGCTTGTGCCTTTCCGCGCTGTCGCGCCGCTGATGTGCCGGGGCACCCCGCCCGGCGTCTAGTCCTCGGTGCCGGTGAAAACCACCGCCGGGACCATGCCGGGCGCGGGCCCGTTCTTGTGCTTCTTCCGCCACAGATCGAGGGCCATCTGGGCATTGTCTTGGCGTTCTTCCACCTCGAAATAGCCCTCGTAGTCGCCTTCGGTGAGGCGGCGCGGGTACCCGTAGGAGCCGACGCGCGTATCCTCGTACATGTCGAGCGCCCCCGCGAGCGTGCTGTCAAGCTCGCCCCACGATTCGCCGGGGACGCCCAGGAACTCGGTCGGCCTGACGCCCCACTTCTTCGCGCTTCGGAGCGCCCGAACCAGCCACGCTCCCGCGGGCCGGTCCAGGCACTCCGTCACGAAGGGACCGAGATCGTCGGCTTCATCGTGTTAACGGTGGCGACCGCCTGCACCAATGCGACGACCTGGGGTTCGATGCGGTCGCGCAGGGTGGCGAGCATGTCCACGGTGAGGCCTTCGGGGGCGGTGATCTGCGCGGCGAGCTGCTCGAGTGTGGCCTGGTCGCCGTCGACGCAGCGCTCGTCCATGTCCTTGCGGAAGCGCTGCACCCATTCGGCGGATCGGCCCTGCACGGTGATGTCGAGGGCGGACGCGCGGATCTGGTCGGCGACGTCGCGCATCTGTGCTTTGATGTCGCGCATGTCGTCGACGTTGGCGGCGCGCTTCGCTTCGTCGTACCTGTTTTCTAGGGCGGACAGGTCGGCGAACAGGTCGCCCCTTGCGTAGAGGGTGACCGTGCGCTGCACGGGTGTGACGCCCGCGATCCAGGCCGCGAGGTCGAAAGTCTCAGGGGTGACCGGGGCGTCGGGGGCCGTGTGGGTGAGGTTGAGGTCGCTCATCGTGAGCTCTTCTTCGTAGGCTGCCATGCCATGCTCCTAGCTGCGTGCGTGTTCGGGCTGCCGTGTTGGTGTGGTGGGGTGTGCCCGCCCGGCAGGTCTGGCAGCCCAATTACGGAACCTGCCGGGCGGGAGATAAGGGGGACGCGTCAGAGAACGTCGCCGGCGGCTTCCACGTCCTCGGCGGCGTCCATGATGTTCAGCTTCGCGGTGCGCTTGATGTAGCCCGCGAAGCGGTCGGACGGCTTGGTAGGCGTTCCGAGGACGGCCTCGTACACCGACACGATGTCACCAATTTCCAGCGGCTTGGACTCGACGGGGCCTTCACGTTCGACCAGCCAAATTGTCGTCCCCTTCTTCTTGATGAGGTCCCAGACGAAGTCGTCGGCGGCGACCGGCTTGCCTTCCTCGTCGAGGTAGCGCAGAACGGTGATGTTGCCAGCGTAAGTCGTAGGCCCGGGGGCCTTGCCATCGCCCTTCTTACACATTTCCTGTTCAGCGATTTCCGTGTCCGACTCAGCGCCGAGCGCGTAGTCGCTCTTCAGGATGTGGCACGAAATCTTCTTGCCAGCGGTGATTTCAGCGACGGCGGGCTTCGCCAGGTTCTTTGGCTTCGTGGTGAGCGCCCACAGGGCGATGCGGCCATCGGCCAAGGTCTTAGCTCCGGGCATTACTTGTCTCCTTCGGTGAGGTGGTCGGTGGTGTCGTCCCCAAGGTCGGGGGCGTCGTGGGTGTCCTCCTGGCCGCAACACAGGGGTTCGCGGGCCTCGGGGGGCGGGGTGAGAGTCCAGTCCTCACCCCAGATCGGGTGCCCGATCCAGTGCTCGGGGATGTCCTGGAAAACGCCGGTTCGGGTGTTGTATGCGGTGACCATGTCAGGGCTCTTTCGTTTCGGGGGTGGCTTGCGCGCAGAACGTTACGGTGCAGTAGCGGGGCGCTCGGTTCGCGGGCGCGCCCACGGTCGAGTTGTCCGAGCGCACATCCGTCACGCCCACGTGCTTGAGCGGGAAGCAACGCCAGCCGGGCACCGTTGGGACCTCACCTTTCAGGAGGGCGGTCACCTGATCGGCGAGGTCCAGGACGTTCGCGGTGGTGGGTGCGACGACCTGCACGTGCAGGCGCACGTCAACATCACCGCCGCATCCGCTCATGGCCTCGGACTTGGCCAGGGTGGGCGGGCCCCACACGAAAACGAACGGCGGGCCGGGGTTGCCGGGCGGGTCACCGACGAACGCCTTGACAGACACGCCCGACGACGTGAGGGTGGCGAGACGTGCGCGCATCTGCATCATGATGTCAAGGGTCAACCCCATAGCTCTCCTACAATGTCGGCGACGGCCTTCTGGAATGCCGCGGCTTCTTCGTTCAACGGTTCGATGGGGTCGCGGGTGTGGCCGCCGCCCCGGCTGGTGCCGAAATAGGCGATATTCGCCAGGGCGCCAGAGGGTTTGTCGGGGCCGATCTCCGCTTCAATGGTGTGATCCCCGTCGATGAGGTCGTACGAGATGGACCGGGCGACGGCGCGGATGCCCACGTTGCCCGACGCTTCGAGGTCTGCCTGCATGGCGCGTTTGATGTTCAGCGCGCCCCGGCTCACGGCGGGCCTAAGCCAACGCGAGAGTTCGCCAGGCATCCGGGTAGCGTCGGCGGCGATCTGCCTAACCTCGGTGGTGTCAATCTCGATGCCACTCACAGCAAATCGTCTCCGTTGGTTTCCACGTCCACCTGGAAACGCCGCGAGGTAACGTGCGTCTTGTCGAACAGCCCCGTCACGCGGAACACGCTCAGGTAGCCTGCGACGCGGATCAGGTCGCCGACGCGCACGGCGTCCACGTGGTGCGGGAGGTGGATGCTGTACCGCTGGATGGTGACGAGTGCGCCGGCTGCGTTCGCCGCGGTCTCGTGCGCCTCGTACGTCTGGACCTTGCACGGCCCAGACCACACGGGGGCCTCGGTAACGTGGTCGAGGCCGTCGGGACCGACGGTGACGGTCGGTCGGGTGACGGTCGCCCGGTCGGTCATGAGGGCTTCGGCGGCCTTGCGGCCTGCGATTACGGCGGTGCGTGCGCTCATGCCCAGCCTCCCGCCGGTGTGGTGTCCGCGTCGCGTCCCCCAAGCCAGGGAGCGGGGGTGAGCACGGGCATGTATGCGCCAGATGTGGAGCCGTCCTGAGAGAGCCGGGCCCATTCATCGGCGGTGAGGGTGAGCTCTACGGCGGATGCGGCGGCGTCCAGCGTGTAGCTGTAATCGTCGATACGCTCATTCCGCTTGCCGTCAGGATTGCGGGCGCGGCGGGCCACGACCTCGCTGATAACGTCGGCGAGGATCTGACGGTCAAGCGCGGCCAGGTCGCCGAGGCGGGCACTGATAATGCGCTCCGTCTTAGAGATCCAGTTCAGGATCTGCGCTTGTTCGTCAGGGTCGGTGATCGGGCGGCCCAGGGTGGTCGCCACGTCGATTACGGTCGCGTAGGCCACGCGGGCCCCCTATCAGTCGTCAGTGGTGGTGGTGTGCCCGGCGGGGCCACGTCGCACGTACCCGAGCCGCTCCCACAGGGGGAGTTGACTCGCGGGCACGGCGACGTGAACGCCCGCCGGGCTCGTCAAGTGAGCGACCGGGTCGGTCACTTACGGGCGATCTTGACGAAAGCGTCCTTGTCGGAGACCGTGAAGCCGTACTCGGCCTCCGCGCGCACGGCGACGAGGTTGTTCTCGTACAGGGAGACGAGTTCGCCGTTGATGGTGACGGTCGCCTCCGTGGAGATGTCCATGGTGATACCGCCGACAGTGCCCCACGCGGCCTTGGTCCAGTCGCCCGCGAAGCCGACGGTCTTTCCGTCGCCGACGTTCTCGTGCATGTAAGTGGCTCGGCCAAGGACGGAACCCGAGCGGAGAGCGGGCACGGCTCCGGTGTACGCGGCCTCAGCGAACAGCGGCTTGCCCGTCGTGTCCTTGGTGTTCAGGAGGTCAATCTCGAAGCCTGTATCAAAGGCAAACCCCGTGACCTTCTTCTTCGGGGTGCCCTGCAGGTTCAGGGCCATTGCCTTGACGATATCGTCGTAGGTGTTGGTGCCGGCGACGTTGCCCAGGGTCAGGGTCTTGGTCGTTGCGGCGAGGGTGGTCTCGAACGGCGAGGTGCCGTTGCCGTCGCCGCCCTTGTTGTGGAACACGGCGAGATCGAAGGCCCGTGCGAAGGCCTCGGAGAGGAGGGCCTTCAGGGTCTCCGAGTAGCCGCCGGGGTTGGCTCGGATAACCTCCTGAGAGGCCACCGCAATAGCGGTCAGCTTCTCGGGCTTCATCTTCACCAGGCCGAGGCCTGCCTCGGTGGTGTGCTTTTTCGTGCCCTCAGCGGTCCAGTTGGCGGTGGGCTTGCTGGTGACGATGGGGAAGGCCTGGCCCGAGGCTCCGAGGGGAACCTTGCGGATGAGGGACATAGCTGCCGAGCCCTTGGCGGCCTCGTCGAAAATGGGGCCGGCGAGTTCCGGCTTGATAAAGCCGTTAAAGTCGGCGAGCTTCTTTGCGGCGGTGATTGCCATGGTGGGGTGCTCCCTTCGAGCGGTGAGTTGTGGGGTGGGGTGGGCTGCTCAGGGTGTCAGCGCCCGCCGACGGCCTCGATGAGCATTGCCGTGAGCGCGTCCGTGGTGGTCGTCGGTTCGGGCGCGCCGCCCTGAGACGGGTCGGGGCGCATAGCCAGCGGCGTGGGCTGCGCGTCAGATGCCGGGGCGGGTGCGGGGATCGCGGCGAGGAGCTTTTCAGCGGACGCCGTCAGCTCCTCCGTGTTGCTGCCCTGCAGGAAGTCCGCGAGCGCGTCAGGCACCTTCATGCTGTGGATGACCTCGGCGCGGGCGAGCTTCGCCTGCAGTTCCGCGACCGTGGCGGCGGCCTGTTCGGCGGCGGCGGTTCCGGCGGTCTTGGTCTCGTCGAGGCTCACGGACAGGGCCGCGATCTGTGCTTCGAGATCCTTGACGCGGGCGTCGGCTGCCTTGCGTGCGTCGCGTTCGGCGCGTAGGGCCTTGACACCGCCCTCGTTGAGGGTTTCCTCAGCGGCGGCCTCGTTGGCGTTGGTGTCCGGCGTCTGGTCGGGGGTTTCGGTGGGCATGAGTGGTGGTTTCCTTTCTCGAATCACTCGAGGGGGCCGCCCGCGCCGTCGCGGCGCGAGTCGGGGGCTTACACGTAGGCGAGCAAGTAATCGCGCTCGATTCTTTCCAGCTTTCGCATGAGGAAAATCTCGCCTTTGCTCTCTGTCGCGGCGTAATAGCGGGCTTCGACTTCGGCGGCGATACGGGGAGTGAGCGGCGTGTCCCTACCGCCGATGCGAGCGCCGCCGTGGCGCTCTTGGGCGTACTCCGACCAGGGGTTGAGTCCCCGTTTCACGTCCTCCCAGTCGCGGGTGGCAATGAAAACGCGGCGCTCGGCGGCGGTGAGGTTAGATTGCAGAAGATTCGTGCTCTTGCCCTCACGGCGGCCCCTGATGACTCCGGCGGACGACTGCCCGCGCCCGGTGATATAGCCGTGCGCGCGCAACGCCTCGATGGCCTGTTCACGGTTCGGGTTCAGGCGGTAGATTGTCTCCGGGGTCCACCGTTCGCGGCCACGTAGGATGCGGCCCGCCCATCCGTATTTGCTGGTGCCTTCTTTCGTGATAGTTCGCCAGCGTCCGCCGCCGAAGTTTCGCCAGTCCAATTCGCGGCGGGCGTTCACGACCTGGTACATGTCAGCCCCGTCGCGGATTGCCTGCGCGCCGGCGTTCGTGAACACGCGGTTCTGCTCGGCCTCACTCATCCGGTTAAACGCCTCGTACGGGTCGTCAATGAGGCCGTGCGCGAACGCTTCGGCCTGGTCCGTGACCATGGTCGGCACATGCTTGCAGTCGCACCTCGGGTGCCGTAGAAAACCCTGATTCCAGCGGTAAAACGAGCCTGCGAGGACCACGCACCGCGAGCATGACGGCGGGTTGAGCATCCGCACGTAGCCGGTTCGTGGTCGGGCGGCGATCTGTACGCCCGCCGCGCCCCTGCCCGCGTCCGCTACCTCGGTGAGGACCATCATCGATAGCTGACGGGCGCCCGCCGCGAGCGCCTGGGCGGGTTCCATGCCGTCGGCTATGAGTGTGCGGGCGGTGATGGCGGGGGCGCGCAGTAGGGTGTCGAGGGGGCGTCCGTCGCCGGTGACGCCGGCGAAGGCGTCGGGGTCGACGATGCCGTCAGGTTCGGCCCATTGGCCTTGTTCTCCGAGTGCGAGGGCGCCGCTGACTAGGGCGCTGGCCGCCGCCGTGCGCTGCGCTGTGGTAATTGCGGCGGCGACGGTGGGGATGCGTTCACGCCAGGCGTCGGCGATCCAGTTGGGGCCGAGCTTGCGCCAGTGGCGGGCGGCGACGGCGAGGGCGCGGGCCTCCTGTTCACGGACCAGCCCGTAGTGGTGTTCAATCGCGGGCGGGATCGAAGCCATGGGCGGCGTCCGTCTCGTCGGTCAGCGCGGGGGTGGTCTTTTCCAGGAGTCGCAGGAGGTCGGGGTCTGTTTCCTCCTCGCGCAGGTAGGCGCGCTCCGTGGCCTTGCGGGCGTCATCCCAGCCCAGCTCATCCCAGGCACCCTCGCGGCTAATGAGGGGCTTGCCGCCCGCGAGCTTCTGCAACGCATCCGCTTTTTGGCTAAACGTGGGCGTCGCCGGGTCATGCCAGGCCACATTCACGGCGCCCATGGGGACCGTGTGGCCCATGATGCGCGCGGCGATTGTGAGCGCACGGGACAGGGCCGCGCCACACTCAGCGTTGACCCGCTCCACACGCTTCACCAACTTCGATTCCTCAGCGCGAATCGCGCCCTCAGCGGGCGGGTTCGTGGTGATGAGGCCGAAATAGCGGGCCGGGAAGCCGGTCAGCGAGGCGGCGAGCTTCCCGTACAGCTCAATCGTGCTGTGAAAATTGCTCAGCTCGCCGGGGGCAAGCTGCGTGACCTTCGCGCCCGCGTTCTGCAGGGCCACAAACGGGTTGAGATAATTCGTCCACGCGGACGGGTCCGCGAAGTCGCTGCGCTTGGCGCCCATGATGATTCGCTTCGGCACCGCGTTCGTCTCCAAAGCGGCTTGCATCTGGGTAATCGCGCGAGCGGCCGCGTCGGTGACACCCATGATGTCGTCCATCTCCGAGTGGCCGGTCGTTTCACCCGTCATCTGGCGATTGAAAGACGGAATGACGGGGACGATGCCGAGCCGGTGCTCGTCACGGTCCACGATGCGCCACGCGCCGCCCACCGTCGCATAGGTGGTGGTGGCGTTCGGCGTGTAGATCGTCGCGTAGCGCGTCTGCGTGCCGTCGGCGGCCTGGTCGGTGACAATGCGCACCGCGTGCGTGATTGTCTTGCGGCGATAGTCGTACTTGACAGTCATTTGGCGGGGAGACTCCACGCAAATGATCGGATAATCGCCCTCGGCGTCGCCCACACCGACGGACAAGTAAGCCCGCCCGTAAATGAGACGGTCTCTCTTCCACTTGCACAGCTCGGCGTCGAGATCGTTCGCGTCGATCATGGCGCGCAGATCCTCAGCGACTTCAGGGTGTGCGGGGACCATGATCCCGCGCACGTCCTGCCGCTCCTCGATGGTGTCGACAACTACCCTAGGCCAGTTGACGACGGTCTCGAGGGTGCGCAGAGACGGTGGCAGCGCCAGACCAAGGTGCTGAAGGGTCTGCCTTCCCTCGTAATAGGCGCGGTGCTTGCGGTCGTCGGGTGCCGTGAGGTTCAGGGCGTTCTCAGCGTCGGCGAGCAGGCGTGCTTCGTCGCGGGTGATCTGGTCAGTCATAAGGGTGCGTGTCCTTTACCATGCGAAGCTGATAGCGCCGCCGGCCTCCCAGCCTTCGGCGTGCTCATCCGCCGCGGCCTCGTGCGCGAGAATGTCGGCCATGAGCACGTCGATCTTCATGTGCTCGGCGGGCTTGCCGAGGATGAACTTGTCGCCGGGCTTGGCGACCTTGCGGGCGTGAAGTGCGCACAGCTTCGCGGTCTCATCCGGGGTGTGGGTGGTTAGGCCTTCGGCGAGGTCCTCACGGAAACGCACCAGCGCCGCGAACATGCGGGTAATCGAGTTCGTCGGCCACTGCACGACCACGTAATCGCCGTACAGCTGTTCCCAGTGGTCGATCTGGGTCTCCCAGTGGCGCGGGTCGCAGTAGAACCGCTGAACCGTGTAGCGGTCCATGAGTTCGGCGACCGCCGCGTCCACCTCGCCCCTTGGGATGCGGCCCTCGGGCCACTCCTCCGGGTTCCACACGGTAGGCCGCTGATCCGGCCCGTACGTGGGGGTGAATCGTAGGCCGTCGACGGTTTCGGCGCGGATCGCCGTCCAGTCACCAGACCGCGAACCGTCAAACCCGAGCGTGATCTCGCACCCCGGCTCGGGCTGGGTCTCGCGTGTCTGGCGATCCCAGACCTTCTCGGTGAGATACGACCCCTTGCCTTGCACAAGCCGGTTGCCGAAGAAGCGCTCGGCCTGGGTGGGGTCGGTTTCCATGAGTTCGTCGACCTCGGCGTCGATCGCCTTCGGGTCGACCCACGGGGACGAGGCGTACACGAAGCGGTGAATCTTGGAGCGATCCGCCTTCTTCGTGTAATCCCAGTCGAGCGGGGGCCTTTCGTAAAACTTGAAGATGTCGCGCGCCCGGCTCTGGTAGGCCTGCTGCGCCGCTGAATCTTCCATCGGATCCCACGGGTTCGTGAGCTCAATCGTGCGGCCTTGCATACCGGCGACGGCGCGGCGGATCGTTTGCCAGGTGTTGAGCACGCCCGACTGAGGCGTATACAGGCCCGACTCATCCGCGATAGCGCAGGTGAAGGGCTGGCCGAGCTTTGACCTGGCCGCCGACGTGACGGGCACGATCTTGCCTTCATTCGGGAGACGTACGAAACCCTCACGGACGCGCACGAAGTCTCCGAGCGGGCCGCTCTTAATCATGGCCTGCAACGGCTCGTACACGTTGCGGGTCTGGTCCTCAGCGAAGGCCAGGAGGGCAATCAGGCTTTTATCGCGCGGGCGGCCCATGGCTTCGCCCGCCTCGTACCAATACTCCCAGCCGCACCCGCACCCGTGGTCTGAGCACCTGTATACGTCGCCGTCGCGCGCCCACCCGGCGAACATTGCGGGTCCGACGCCTTCCGCGAGCGCAACCGCCGCCGCGAGCGGCGACTTACCCGACTTCTGAGGCCCAACCCACAGGCTACGGCGGTAGGCGAAGGGCTCCACCAGGCGATGCGGGTCAGGCTTCGCGGTCGCCTTGACGCGGTAATGGTTCGCGTTGCAAAACAACTGCCACCCATTCAGCACGAGCGGTTGATTGAAGTAGACGCCAGACGGGACGAGGCAGTGGGCTTCGACCCAGTCCGAGATCAGAAAACCCAGCGTGTGGAGCGGGTTGAAGTCTAGGGCGAGCGGGGGCGGCGCGTACTCGTCATGCGCCATCACTGCCGCCGTCGACGACGGTCATACCAGCGAGACGAGCGCGGGAAGAGCGGCGACGCTGTGGCCGCTCGGCGGTCTCAGCTTCGGCGGCGGGTGCCCCGGTCGTGATCTGCCACTGGTGCAGGGCGAGGCCAGAGGCGGTGAGGCCGATCTGGTCGGCCAAGCGCAGGAGCGCGGTCTTGTCACCGGCCTTCGCGCCTTCTTCCTCGCAGGTGACGGCCAAGCGCACCCACTGAGCGACGTTGTAGGTCATCCACGGCTGTTCGCGCCACACCTCAGATTGCGGCTGTCGCCACGCCCACTCCCACAGTTCGAGTTCACGCTTCCAACGTAGCTCGGTTGCCAGCTTGCGGAAGCGGCGCCCGCCGTTGGGCAGGGTTTCCCAGAGCTGCATGGGGGGCATGGCGAACTCGGGGACGGTCGCGGTTGCGGGTACGCCGCCGAGCTGTCGGAAGTTAATGCCGCGTGCGTCGCTTCGGGCACTGTTGGGGTTGACGGGCGGCCCACTTCGGGCGCGCGCTCCACCGGAAGGCATGGTCGGTCTCCTCGCTGGCCGGCGTCGCGCCTGCCTGCAGGGCCACCTCGGCGTCGCGCCGGGCGGCTTTTTCGGTTTCGGGCGGGTGGTTTTGAACCCTCCGCGCTTTTTACATCCCTCACCGGCGGTCTGACGGGGCCCCGGTCGGGGCCACCCCCCTGGGGGGTGTACGCGTCAGTCCGTTTCGGTTCGGTCGTATTTGTGCGCCACTTTGCCTGCGGCGCTGCGATTGCAAAAACGATGTTCAGGCCCGCGAATGATCGAACGATCGTCGTCATCGTGACCAAGATCGAACGGCTCGCCGGCCTTGATGGGTTGGCCGCACCGCCAGCATGTGGCCTGGCCGGCTTCGACGAGGCGGGCGGCCCGTGCCCGGGCGGCCCGGTAGTGGCGGTCGTATCCGCGTGCGGTTGAGTAGCCTCGTTGCTGTTCGTGCTCGCGGTTGTGGGTGGGGCATAGGCGGGGGCCGGGGTGTGGGATGAGGGCGGGGCAGTTCGGGTGTGAGCAGCGGCGGCGGGCCATGGTCTGTGTCCTCGCGGCGTGGGCTGGGCGGGCGGGCGTTGCGGTGTCGTGTTGCTCGCGCGGTTGTGTGCCCGTCGTTGGGCTTGTGGTCTGCGCTGCTTGGCGTGTGCCGTGGTCTGCACCCCTGCGTGTGGGTGGTAGGTGATACGCAAGACCCCCGACCTGGTGGCTGAGGTCGGGGGTCTTGGTATCGATCAGGAGGCCGGGTAGCCGTGGCACACTACACCCGCTTCGTGTGTGACACTACCACACTTACGCGTTATCCGCTACTCGGTATCTGCGCGTGTCGCGACCTGGTCGCGGTGGGCTTTCTGTAGCTTGGTGGTGGCTTTGACGGCGGCGGCGAGGTCGCCGTCGATGGTGGCATCCATAGTGTCGCGGCGTTCCATGAGCTTGACGACGACGCCTACGGTCTCGGGGTCGCCTTGGGATGCGAGGGGCCATAGGGCGGCGCTCATCTTGTCGAGGCGGCGGGCTTCGACGTCGGGGTCGTAGTCGCGGGGGTCTTGCTTCTTCCCGGCTTTGATGAGGGCCTTCACGTCCTTGACGGTGGTGTCGAGCATGTCGGCGATCTTGGCGACGCTGAGGCCAGCGGTGGCGAGGTCGAGGGCGCGCAATGCCAGGTCGGTGTCAGTCACGGTGCGCCCTTTCTACTGCGTATGCCGCCGCGCGGTGGGCAATGTTCTCGACGACCAGACCGGGGAGCGGTTCGGGCACGTGGTTGATCTTGCACTTGCGTCGCCACTCGATAGTGTCGTCGTCGTGGACCCATATCAGGCCGATTGATGAGTCAATGACAGGGCTTGTGTCAATGAGTCCTTCGGGCACGGCATACAGGAAGCGGTGTGTGACGCGCTTCCAAGGGCGGATCTTCGCCCAGGTTTCGCGCTTCGCATCGGCCTTATCGACCTTGATTTCGATTGCTGTCCTGATCTGCTTGTCGATCATGAGGGCGTCGATGCGTCGCTTTAGGGAGTCGTGGCCTTCGGGAGCGTAGAGGTTTGCGAGCTCGTGCTCGTCGCTGATGGTCAGTTCGGGCACGATAGCCGCTGTTGGCCAGGCCTTACGTAGAGCATTCAGGATGTCGTCGGCGTTCATGCTGCGCCCTGTTCGCGGTCGAGGCGGTCGTGGACGGCGCACACCTGGTAGAGGGGCCCAGGCTGTATTGGCACGTGGCCTCGGTGTGCCCACTGGCGGAGCCGGTCGTGGGAGAGGGTGGGGAAGGCGTTGTGGAGGGTTGCCCAGTCCACATAGATTGCGGGGTTGCGGGTGTTTCGGAGTACGTCGTTCAATGCGACTTTTCGGGTCATTGCTTGGTCTTCCTTGTCTTGGTACCACCTGTCGCAGCGTTCGCAGGAGCCGTGTTCGGGGATGCCGTGAGGGGTGGGGTCTGTGGTGATTGCGCCGCCGCAATTCGGGCAGGTGCCGATGGTGGCGGGGGTGTGGCCGGTGGCTCGCGCGAGGATGTGCCACGTGTCGGCGATCGTCTCGGCGAGGGCTTCCCAGTCGGCGGCGTGGTCCTGCGCCCAGTCCACGGTGCCGATCAGGTAGGGGAGCGTGGACCGGCGCGCGGGGGCTGGTTCGTGGCGTTCGTCGGCGAGCTGCATCGCCCAGGGGTGGAGGATGTCGAGCACGCCGCGGCTGGTTCGGATTCCGGCGGGGCCGTCGTCGGTTGTGTCGAGGACGGCGGCGAGGCGGTAGGGGAGACCCGTGCCGTTGCCGCTGTGGCCGCCTGATGTGGGGCGGGGGGAGTGCAGGCCGGTCGCGGTGTGGGCAGCTGTGTCGAGGGCGGGTAGCCAGGCGGCGATCTGTGCGAGCATCTGCGTGGGTGTGGGCATTGGCGGGGGTCTCCCTTCCGATTTTAGAGGGGGGGTGTGGGGATTAAAACGGGGGGTCGGTGGGCATGGGTTGGTTGGCCCATGGGGTGCCGCCTCCGGGCTGGCCGGTGGGGTTGCCGGGGGCGGGGGCGGGGGCGGGGCCGCGCTGGTCCTGGTACTGACGGCGGGCGGCTGTCGATCCCAGGAAACGCGGGTTGAGGATCTCGAGGGCTTCGTGACGCTGCCCGTCCTTGCCGGTGAATTCAGCCTTGGCGATCACGCCACTGACGGCGACCTGGTCGCCCTTCCGGCATGTCTCTGCGACCCAGGAGTACCGTTCGCCCCACAGGGCGGCGCGCACCCACAGGGGGGCGCCTGCGTCCTCCCAGTCGCCCGTGGGCTTGCCGTCCTGGCCCTTGCGCTGCCTGCGCGGGGTCGCGCAGATGCGCAGTTCGGTGACCTGTTGGCCGCCCTGGGTCCAGCGGACCTCGGGGTCGGCGCCCAGGTTGCCGGTGATCGTTGCTTCGATTGCCATGGTTGATGTGTCCTTTTTGTTGATTTCACGCCGTTTGTGGGGCGTGGGCTGGTTGGTGTGGGGCCGCGAGCGCTGTTAACCGTCCGTCGGGTCGATTCGCTGTGCGGCGTTTTGCGGGCCTTTCAGACCGTCGGGTGGGTGTGGGTACCGCCGGGGGGCTGTTCGCCCGTCAGCGGCCCGTCCCGGGGGCGTGGCGGGGTGTTGCTGCGTCGAGCATGGCCTGCCACTCTGGCGGCGGGGGCTGGGAGGGCAGTTCGCGGGGCTCTCGGGGCGTGCGCTGAATGGCGTGCCAGGCTCGGGCGTCGGCCTGCGTGGCGTCGCAGCCAGCGCGGATGGCGCGGATCTGGGCTTTCTTCCACGCCGCCCAGTCGCCGGGGCTGTCGGCGAGCTCGTCGGGCGGCCCGGGCAGGCCCATGCGGACGGCGGTTTCGAGCCTGGCCTTGCCGAGGGCGCGCCACCTGCGATTGATGTCCGCCGGCATGACCCAGGCGCGCTCGTCTCGGTAGTGCTCGCCCACGATGCGCAGCGCGTCCTGCAGGGGCATGTCCCGGTCGAGGGCTTCGGCCCATGCGAGCGCGGCTGCCTGGTCGGGCTGGCGGTTGTCGAACGCGGCGGCCTTGGCGAGGACCTGCGCGGCTTCGGTGCGGTTCATGCTGCGCCTCCTTCGATGGCGATCAAGCTGGGCGGGCTGGCGGGCTGGTGGTTTGGGTCGAGGCTCTCAGCGAGGGCGAGCCAGCCGTTGACGCGGTCGCTGGTTGTGGCGCGCGGGGCGGGGCCGCGTGCGGGTTGGTGGGCTTGTTCCTGGCACCGCCTGGCCCAGTTGCGCCAGGTGGCTGCCCAGTCGGTTTTGCGGCCCTTGGCGCCGGGCTGCGCGGTCCAGTAGTCGCGGAAGCGTTCGACCTCGAGGAGGTTCGCCGCGGCGGGCGCGTTGGTTCGGGTCCAGTCCGCGATGGCCTGGTCAGGCTGCCACCCGTCGGGCAACCGCGTGCCCCGGGCCTTCGATGACTTTGAGGCTGGCTTGGTGTTCGCGGTTGCCGGTGCCGCGTCAGCGGCGACGGTCTGAGTCTCAGCGCTCGCGGACTCGGCGGCTTCGGTTTCGTGAGAGGGGCCTAAAAGGGTGTGCTTCCCTGTTCCCTGTTCCCTGTTCCCTGTTCCCTGTTCCGGGAGTGAGCCCTCAGTGAGTGTGCAGTGAGGACTCAGTGAGGCCTCAGTGAGTGTGCAGTTTTCGGCGTTGTACTGCGGGAAACGCGGTTTTGACGGGCGGTTGATTTTCTGGTGCTTGTCCCAGCTGTTGATTTGCAGGTATTTGCGTCCGTCGGGGCCCTCATAACGGGTAATTAGACCCTGTTGTGAGAGGCGCATGAGGCCTCCGTGAGTCCTCAGTGAGGCCTCAGTGAATGTGTCGAGAGGGTACAGGTCGCACTGAATGAGTTGGGGCTCGTCGCGGCCCACGCCGTTGTCCTCGACGTACGACCACAGGCCGATAAATAGGAGCCTGTCCTCGATGCTCAGGGCGGCTATGTCCTCGCTGCGCCAGAATTCTGGCTTGATGGTTCGGATGCGCACGGCTGTTACCTCCTAGTCTGTAGGCCTTGCGGCGGCTCGTTCCTGGATTTCATGCCACTTGCCGATCCATGTCACCCAAGGCGTCATGCTGACAGAGTCGTCGTTCTTGGTGATGAGGCCGTAGCGTTCGCAAATGTTCACGCGTTGCATTGCGTCGTGGATGCCGAGGCGGTTGACGGCGACTTCGAGGGGGATGACGCCGTCGGTTTCGGGGTGTGCGGCGCACCAGGCGAGGGCGCGAACGTACCAGAGTTCGGCGTCGGGGCCGACGGCGATAATGGCCGGGTCGTCGTAGTAGGCGGCAGCGAGCGCAGCGTAGCGGCCTGGCCGCTTGAAGCCGGTGTGTGCCATTAGTTTGTCCTTTCGTCTGGCTCTATGCGGATCTCTATTTGCTGGTAGGCGGCGACTGTGAAGCCGCTGATGTCGGCGATCACCCAACCGGCGGGGATGGTCTGTAGCGCTTCGATGAGCTCGTCAGGGGCGATTCGTGCGCCGTGTTCGATACGGATTGTGAGTAGCTCGGTGCGGCTGGCGCTAAGCATCTTCGGCCTTCCGCTTCGGCTGCGTGTAGTAGGTGATATCAACGCACGTGCTGTATCCGCGTGATACGGCGTCGATGGTGAGGATGCGGGCCGTGAGGGGCAGGGCGTTGATTTCCTGGGCGAGCTGTGCGGGGCTGATGCCGAACGCGGCGTTGAAGCTGACGCGCTTCGTGTCGATCTTCCGGGGCATTACTTGTCCTCCCACGGCATTACGGTGGTGTAGAAGATGTCGACGCGGCGCGTTGGAATCGGCCCGTCATCTTCGGTGATGCGCATTTCGACGATGTCCGAGAAGGCGGGCATTTGATCGAGTATGTGTTTCACGGTGTCCGGGAGAATTGGCATGTCCTCGGTGATGGTGAATGCCGCGTAGTGGTCCGGTTTGCGTGTGCGGGGCATGTCATTACCTCCTGACCAGGTCGCGCGTATCTGTCACGTAGGTGATCGTGAGTGTTCGCTTTGCTGCCTGGGCTATCTCACGTGGTTCTTCCACTGGGATGTCAGCGACCGATAAGCCTGTGATAACTGCGCTGTCCGGTAGGGTGTCGCTTAGCGCGCGAATGAGGTCACCTTTTTTGAGCGGGTCACTCTGATCCCAGGAGATCGTCACGGTGTGGGTGGTCTTGGCGTAAATGTTTCCCATGTCAGTTGCCCTTCTTGGCGGGTTCGCGGTAGTTGATGATGAGGCGCCGCGTACCTGCGAACGGCCCGTTGGGCTCTACGCCTACGTCGTCGATGACGGCGCCGGGTTTGAGCTGGGAGAGGATGGCGGTCATGGTGCTGGCGGGGACGCCGTCGTCGTGGAAGAACGTCGCGGTGAATTGGCCTCGGGTGTAGTGCTTCATTTGTTGGTCTCCTGTTCGTGAATTATGAGGGTCACCGTATGGGTGCCCTTGGGGGCTTTCTGTGGGTCGCGCTCAAACGCGACGCTGGGGATGTGGGTGTGGTCATCGTCGTCCCAGACGCGGGCGTCGACCAGGCCATCGATGATTGCTTTCACGGTGGGCGCGGCGTTGGCCGGGTCCGCTCGAGTGGCCGTGGGGTAGCCGATTACGGCGGTGACCGTGGACGATCCAAGCCGTTTGCCTGCTGCGCCTGTGATGCGGGCTTCGCTGGCGGCCAGGGCTCGCAGCATCCGCGTTCGCCGCATCCTGGTCGACCAGTGGAGCCGTTGGTTGGCTGTGAGCCATACGGCGGGGTGCAGGGTGAGGGCGAGGCGGATCATTGCTCGCCCATCTGCGTGAGGCCGACGGCGACGGCGTGCGCGGCCTGCAGGGGCACGGTACCTGAGTAGATGAGCCCCATACGGTCGTCGTGTGAGAGATGCAGGCTCGGTGTGCTCACGTAGCCGACCGGGAGGCCCATCATCCATTCCACGAATCCGATAGACAGGCGGCCCCCGGTCATGGTGGTGGGCAGCGAGTATATCGGGTAGGGGTAGCGCTCGCCCGTGACCTTCTCCCAGTGTTCGAGGGCGCGCGTGAGTGCTTTGTCGGCGTGGCCTTCCATGTCATCCTGCGTCCATCTGTATGCTTCGCTGTCTAGGTGGGTGCAGTAAGCGCTCGGGCTGGTCCATAGGGTGCCGGTCCACGGGGCGGTGTCCAGGTAGGCTGCGTTCACCGTGGGCACGTCGATGTCGTTACGGACACCGATTGCGTACGTGCGAAGCCGACGGTGGGGGGCGCCAACCGCGTTCGAGCACAGGCAAGGCCATACCGTGCGGTATCCGTGACTGGCGAGGTGATCGCAGATGGGCACGGCTTCGTCGTTGGGGAGTTGTACCTCGACGATGGCGAGCGGGGGCTTGTAACCGCCGCCGATCAGCGCGCGGCCCGTGGTAAGCCAATCAGAGAATCCGTTGATGGTGAGCACGTCCACCATAGGGGGCAGCGTATCGAATCCGGTGTACGCGCCCGCGCGAGGGTGGTGGTACCGCATAATCATGCGGCCCGCGTAATCGAACGGCTGGCCGGGGTGGGCGTGCCATGCGAGCTGTGCGCCTCCCAGGGCGGCTGCCACACCGATAGGGAGGCCACCATAGCCGGGGTTAATAGCACCGATTGTCAGTTCAGTTTTCATCGTCGCTCCTATACTGTGACGCGCCGTCGGCGGTGACCTCTGGAACTACCTTGATATGCATAGGGCTGCGTTCATCCGGTGAGAAAACAACCAAGCTGCCAGCGTCCGCGATCCACCTATAGCCGCAACATCCTGTCAGCCAGCGCTCGGGGTTGTTAACTTCGACGGCAATTTCGCCGTTCTTATTGGTGACGGTCACGCCGAGGCCCCATGCTTTCAGGGCTTTGGTGTCGGCCTCGGGGTCGCCCGTGAGCCTGTAGGCATAGAAGTTCATGAGAGATCCTCCTCGCTGATCGGGGCGCCCGCGTGCGAGTACCAGGCGCGGAAGTCGGTCGCCGTCCTGTTCGAGACGCGCACACGGCCCGGCGTGGACACGATCATGTCGCCTTCCATGGCCCACACGGCGGTGCCGGGGCCGACCAGGAAGATCGTGCCCTCGGTGTCGGTGGTGATCGTCTTACGCGCGATCTTGGCGATCACGCCCGCGTTGTCGCGGGTGAGGCGTACGGCGCGCACCATGACGCGCTCCTGGTACGTGCGAACGCCGTCAAGACCGGCGAGCGGGTCAAACGCTGACATTTTCAGCCTCCTTAGCTGTGTGAATGAGGGTGCGGACCGCGAGCGCGGCTTGTTGTGGCACGACGCCGTTTCCGAGCATCCTGAGTTGGCGTTCTCGGCTTAGGTCGAGGTCGGGGCCGGTGACGTGTCCGTCTGGTAGGCCCATGAGCCATTCGACGAACTTGGCGGATAGTTGGGGTTTGCCGCCTGCTCGTCGGGGTGGGTTGGTGGGTGGTGGGGCGGCCCGTCCGGTGACGTGTTCCCACCGTGCGATTGTGGGCGCGTATGGGCCGTATGTGCCTGTGAGTGCGTTAGCGACCTCATTCAAGGTCGGCCCGTATCCGGCGCCCGAGTAGGGGGCGGATACGGCTTGCGGTGTGGGGAGTAGGCCGCCGGTTGGGAGGAGGCCGTTTTCGACGATGATCGCTAGGTCGGTGACCCGCTCCCTGCCCGGCTTTTTGCGTAGGTGTTCGGACGGGCTGTTTCCCGAGGGCTGCGCAACCGGGGTGGGTAGGAGCTGCACCGCCTGGGTGAGGCTGTGGCCTGTGCCGTCTTGGTGGCGTCCGGCTTTGTGGTCTGACGCGGTGGGGGTCGGCATTAGAGTGCCGAGATCTGGTCCTGCAGACTCACGGTGTGGCCGCCGGCTCGGCGCTTGTCGGGGTGTTGTGGGCCGCCGCATGTCCCAAGGTTGGCCGTCGGGGTAGCCAATAAGGAAGAATCGGGCGCGCTGGTGGGGTGCGCCGGCGTCTGAGGCGCGTACAACACGCCACGCTGTGCTGTACCCGAGGGAGGCCAGGTCTCCTGCCACACGTCCGGCTGCCCTGAGAGCAGGTCCATTTGCTCCCGTTCCCAGCATTGTCGGCTCGGATTCCACCGGGCTATAGGCTCTCGCACTTAAAGCTCCTTGCACGTTTTCCCACACGACGAGGCGGGGTTGGATGGTTTCGATTGCGGCGGCCATGGATTCCCACAGGCCCGAGCGTGTTCCTGTGGCCATGCCTGCGCGTTTGCCTGCGAGGCTTAGATCCTGGCAGGGTGAGCCACCGCATATGATGTCGACGGGTTCCACGTCTGCCCAGTTGATCTGTGTGATGTCGCCGAGGTTGGGGGTGTCAGGCCAGCGCACCTGCGCGAGCTTGCAGGGACCAGGTTCTACGTCGCTTGTCCAGGCGACCCGAGCGTCGGGGTCTAGGGCCATTGCGACGCCCATATCGAGGCCCCCGTACCCGGTGAACAACGAACCGATGGTCGTCATGGCCGGCTTCTTTCGCTGGTGAGGGTGTCGATGGTGTCGCGGATGTTGGTCGCGTGCGTGTTCGTGACGTGATCTCGCGCGGCGTTGTCCATCTGTGTTGCGGCTTGGTTGATCGCGTCCCGTAGAGCAGCCACGGTGATTGCGTCGCGCAGCCGGGCGGCGGACTCCGCATACGGGCTCTTGTAGGGCCATTCGATGGTCATGCTGCGTCACCTCCCATGCTGAACAGGTCGAGGGGTGCTTCGATGCCGTGCTTGAATCGTTCCTTGATGAGCGGGATGTAACGGTCGTCGAGTTCGCATCCGACCGCCCGCGTGTTCTCCATGGCTGCCGCCTGCAGGGTCGTTCCAGACCCGGCGAACGGTTCGAGGATCAACGCGCCCGGGCGCACGACAAGACGAATCAGGTACCGCATGAGCTCGAGCGGCTTCACGGTGACGTGCTGTACCCCCCCCACCTTCGGGCGCTCGGACGTTGGGGCCTTCGGCTGGTACCGGAACACGGGCCACGCGTGGTCGGGCGCGTCCTGCTCGACGGCGACGGCCATGGCCTGCTCGCCCATGAGCAGGTTCGGCGGGTACAGGCCGCCCACTGCGTCCATTCCTGCGCGGATGTTCATCGCGCCGGTGCCGTGCTCACGGACGTTGTCGACCAGTCGGCCCTCGAACGGCTTTCGCGCGACGACGATGGGTTCCCACGCGGGCTTCAGACCGACGCCCCATCCTTCCCAGGCTTTTGCCTCGTCAGTGACAGGCTTGCCGGTGGCGTTTGTCTTATAGCTGGCCATATCTGTTGCAACGGCGCTCGTATCCCAGCGTTCAATCACGCGCCCTTCGCGTTGGTCGAGGACGCCCGCGACGCGGTCGAACGCTGATGATAGGTCCATTCCGGCGGGTTTGCCGTCGGCGCGTATCCAGGCCATGGCGTCGCGGACCTCGAAGCCGGCGTCCTCGAGGCCGCTCGTGAGCCGGTGGCATGTACGGGTCGCGCTGAACGCGAGCATGTAGCCGCCGGGCTTGATGACGCGCAGCGCCTCCTCACCCCATGACTGGGCCCATGACTGAAA